GTTTAGTGAGTTTGAGATTCATCAGACGAGAGATGCGGGAGAACCACAGGAACGATAGAAGTCAATCATACGATTTGCTTCTTCAAGTGTAGAGAATGATTGTGTCCTCCATTGTTGTTGATAAGGAGTGAAGTATTTGATGGTGAACATAACAATCAGAGTCCGTTGAAGTAATCGTGAAGTTCTTGGTTGTATTGTTCTTCAGTCTCGAAATGACGACCGTGAATGTTACATGGGAACGTCTTTTTTTGAAACATCGTCGATGCAACTTTTACATCAGTTTCATCATAACCCATCTCAATCAGGTTTTGAACGTAGGGATTCGTGTGTGTCATACTACTAGAACACTTTGGAGGTTACTCACTTTATTTGATTGTATATTCCAGAGATTTGATACACCAACCTGTATTATTGGTGATTACATCTGCTAGACTATCTTCTCCATCAGGTGAATCCCACAGACACTTCTTTGCTTCACTTACAATCTCATCTTTCTCCTCATCTGTCAGATCTTCATCATCAAAATCAAACTCGATATTTGTGATTTGATAATACTTCATTGATTAGATGTTGCGAAGGATTCGATTGTATGAATGGCACGATTACCAACGTTTGCTAATCCATTGAATCCAACCGTTGATAATACAATACCAAGAATGATTCCAAGAATTAGATTGTTCATCAGTTCAACCTCATACCAGAGAAGAAAGGAATCGGAGAACCTTGATAGTTAATGAACCACTCAAAGTTCTTTTGGAAGATATACTCTCCTTCCATACCAAATGCTGAAAGAAGTGCATTTAGACGGGATTTGGTAGTATTAGTTTGCCAACCACCATCAAACAATTCCATCCAAGTTTCACCAATCCGTGCGATCAAATTACCGTGAAGGTAAACATCAGAAACATTTGAACATGAGATGACTTCACTGTTAGCGATCTTGAGATCTTTGTTCTCTTGAATTGCTTGAATGATTTGACGTTCGATCTTTCTCATGGTAGGTCAGTGGTTGTACTACTAGGACACTTTCGAGGTTACTAACTTTAATTCTCTGCACTTACGGGAATTGGAATCTCTACCCTTTCAAGATAAGTTACATCGTGCCACTGACAGGTATCATAACACAACCACTCTCCGTCGGTGGTATAGAGATACGCATACTCTTCTGCATCTTGAGTGAGATACTCAGTCATATTGTTGTCATGACGAGGAAGACGAGTTTCACCACGAGAAGAATAGTAAAGAGGACCAGATTCAGGCAGAGTTTCATTGTTCCATCCTACATTTGTCCAGAGTGCAGAAATATCACCACCATCAATCAGTTCTGCTGCTTTATCATAACTGTTGAAATGTTCAATGAGTTTCACACCATTAAACTCAGGATATCCATCCCAATGACAATACACAGAGAGGATGGAATCATCTTTAAGTTGAATACCAATGCGAGAACGAGTGCCCATAAAGATGTGAAGAGTGTTGGTTGTTTCGGTGTGAGGATTGGGAAGTGAGATCATCACTTACTGAACTTTCATTTTGTGAACTTGAACGTCAGAATACTGAGAGTCTTTATATTCTTCATTGTATTCTTGTTTCATCTCTTCTGCTCGTCGATATGCGTCTTCTTCGTTATGATATAAACCATAAAGTTCTTCTGGTTCATAATCATCAAGACGGGCAAAGATTCCGTAGACAAACATAATCAAACAGAAGGAGTAACGGAGATTTCTTTAACATTGAGTCCACACAGTTGGTTGTAGACCCGATTGAGAATCAGTTTGTCAGCGGATTTTGCTTTTGATTTCTCATGCCAGATGGTAACACAACCATCGTAAGTTTCAACACGAACACGATAGTTTTTCATGATCAATCAACGACAGAGTAACAAGCAACCCAGGAAGGAATCCCAGAGAGTGACAACGAACCATTGCGAGAATCACAATAGTCTTCTGCTTCCTCAAGAGAATAGAAGGGTCCGATATACTCTGGAGAATCGAGATGTTCAGACCAGAATCGGACGGTGAAAGTGTTCTTCATACTACTAGGACACTTTGGAGGTTACTAACTTTAATTCCCTCAAACTTCAGTGAGATCTGCCATAAACAAGAACTCATATTCTCCATCTTCAGGATCAACACCATCTACATTCCATTCTGAATGCAAAGAGTCTGCGGTTTCATAATCATGTTCATCCATAAAGTGTGCAAATCGTTCAAAGATTGCCTCACCCATCTTGTCGATCAGGATTTCTTTGTTCATGTCAGTTTTCATGTGAGTTTGGCAGAATGAAGTTCAGTGTTGTTCTCCAGAATACGGTTAAGATCAATGATCATATTTTTGAGTGTTGCTTTTGTCCACCCAACTGCGAAAGGTGGAGTATTATCACACTCTGCGTCTTTACTATAATCTACACGTTCACAAACTTCAAGTGCTTTTTGAAGATTCTCAACGATTGTATCAAACTCGTAACGAGTAAGTGTAACTTTGCTCATGTGATTTGAGTTCCTACACTAATGGGACACTTTGGAGGTTACTAACTTTAACTTCGTAAAGTTGGGTTCACTCCCATCACCTTTGCCTTAGGATTACGAGCAACTGCTGTATCCAATGCGTCTTGACGGTTAGTTGCTCTCACTTCTTCAGTGAAAACCTTACCACCCACATAGAGTTTTACTTCCCAGATCATAATTCAACGAGCGATAATGTCAAGAGTTTCCATCAACATCAATGCCAATTCCAGTTGATTGTCCTCATCAACTACGGGGACGTTTGATTCAACAAACTCTGCGGAGAGTTGTTGTAACAGATCAGTCATTCGTTCATCAGCAAATGCAAAAGTAGCAAATTCACTTTTGAATCCATCACACAGAAGTTTGAGAGATTTAGTAACAGTCATTTCTTTGATTTGTTCATCGTAAGTCATTTCGGTGTCGTAAGTCATTTGTATTGCTCCAGAACGTCAATAAAATGTTGAATACAATCTTTGGGAATATGAATGGTTTGATATCCAGGACCATTACCATCTTCTACACTCACAGTCCCATACTCATCAGCGGTGAAGTCAAAACTCCAATCATCCTCTTCGTGTTCGATTTTGATGTGCTTAGTGATAGTGTAAGTCATTTGGTCGGTGATCATACTACTAGGACACTTTCGAGGTTACTAACTTTAATTGCCTGTCACATCATTTCACATATAAATATCCTCCGCTCCAATCTGCATTTTCCAGCAGATATTCACGATCTTTAATCAATCGCAGATCATAACGAACACCTTTAGCAGGAGATTTCCAGGTGGCAGACTTATACACTTCACCAGTGTTCTTATCAATGAAACAGTGAACAGAACGATTACCACCACCATCAACAAAGATGACTTTGTGATACTTTTTACCAGTCTCTACCTGATAATCAATAGGACAACAACCATTCTTGAGATCAGTAATACATGATTCATGATACTGAGATTGAACCGAATCTGTGGTTCCGTAAGTATAATTCAGATTTTCGATTGCTCGTTGATGTCCACGAATAGAATACTGACGATAGTTGTCTCTTAGTGCCTCAATCAACAGAAAAGTATTCTTGAGAACACTATTTGCGATAGTTTGTTTTGCTTGGAGTTCCATAGTTGTGGTGTTCATGCTATAGGGGCACTTTAGAGGTTACTAACTTTAACTCACTGGAATCGACCCTGTGTAAAGTTAGCGAAGGAAAACACTTTACGATCCACAAGTTTCATCATACCACCATTGTAGGACAGAACGAAACCTTCTTGATTGATTTCTTCACCACTGATGTATGCTTTGGGACAATCATAGACAATCAACGACTCCATCAGATCCTCTTTGATTTCAATCACCATCTGATACAAATTGACGAGTTGAATACATCCAAGAATACCAAATAGGTCCGCATCGGTGAGTTCTTGACCGTTACGAATGAGTGCATTGATCTGTTGTTTTGCGATCGTTGCTTCTTTCGGAGAGAGGAAAGTGATACCCTTACGATTCACTTTAGGTGCAACAGTGTTACCACAAACTCGGTCAGTGAAAGGTTGAACGAAACGACAATGTTGAGATCCAATCAGTTCACCAGTGAGAGAATGTGCCTCCATTTCATACAGAGGACCGTTTCCAGTGTAATAAGTATGAGGAGCAATCACAATATCCTCCATCACAGGTTCGGAGAACTTGTAGGTGATAGTATTCGGAGTGAACCTATCAAGACCAGAACCGAAACCAATCCAATCACCCTGAAACACTCCCTCAGTGCGAGGCAGAAAGTCCAGACAATAGATGAGAATCTTAACTACATTTGGTTGATGTCCAAAGTGAGTGAAGATGTCATCTTGATTGTAACAAACACGAATCTTTTGTTTGTTAAATGCTGCTTTGGTGCAAACAAAAAACTTACCATTCTCAGGATGAGTTCCCCACACAATTGCAGGTGCACCATCAATCTTCACACTGATGTGATTCGGATTGTAGAGTGCATCAAGAACAGAAAGATCACCAGTGAGGATGAGATCTTCTGCGTGTTCCAGGTGAGTGTTCTTCATACTATAGGGACACTTTCAAGGTTACTAACAATAATTCAGACAAAAAA